GGGGTCGGTAGAGATCGAACGCCTTCCCGATCTCCCTCCCTACCTGCCCTCGACTTGCTAGGATAATGGGAAGGCAACCCAACGGAAAGGCACATCATGTCAAAAGAAGTAAAACTCCCTTCAGGGGCGACAGTAGTTCTTAAAGATCCTTCGAGCCTACGCGTGAGAGATCGTAAAAACTTAATCAAGGCTAGTGATAGCGTAGAAGGCGAATTGTCAAGAGCATTAGTTCTCGGCGACGCGCTAATTGCTATGCTCGTAGAATCTTGGTCATTCGATCTCGTTCCTCCGGCAATTAAACTGGACTCTCTCGATGAACTCGAAATTCCAGATTATGACGCATTGGTAGAAGCGACCAAAGACGCACAATCTAAATTATTCCCTAGCGTGGGTAACTCGGTAGAAAACGAGCAGAACCCAAAAGCGGATTCCGCCAACTAGAACGCTTAAAGTGGTGGCTCAAAGGCGGTGAGCGACTAGCAGGTTTAGATTATCCCGACGAAGCTTGGTATTACTTCCAGTTCGCAGAGCGTTTTGGTTGGACACCAGATCAAGTGGATAATTTACCTGCGGTTCATTCCGATTGGTTGATAGCCATAGGAAACGCGATAGAAGAAATTAAAGCCGAGAGGGCAGAACAGGCTAGTAAATAATGAGCGCTATTATCGTCAAGAATTTATCGCAAGTGCTTGCTAGTTTGTCTTCCTTCGAACAAGACATGGAAAAGGCTGGGCAACTTGCATTAACGCAAGCAGCACTCGCATTAGAACGCCAAGCGAAATTAAATGCCAACACAGGCACACACCCACGCGGTCAAGGGCACGTTCCCGGCACAGGTCCCGGTCCTAATAAAGTTACCGGAACTTTACAACGATCTATCAACACACAAGTCCGCTACGGTTTCGGATCTTACGTGGCAACGGTAGGTCCAAGCGTGGAATACGCGCGACCAGTAGAATTAGGAAGTTCTCGTTGGAAGTCAGGCGTGCGGTATCCTTTCCTTGGTCCAGCAGTTGGATACATGGTTAATAGCGGAAACCTTAACCGAGTGTTCACGCTGAATTTCATGCGCTTAATGAAGGGATAGTATGGCTAACGCGATCCCACCAGTCCTCGTCGAATTACAATTAGAAACGGCGAACATTAAGGCGCAAATGGCGCAACTCAATAAGAGTTTTGAAAATTTCGGGGCTACGGTATCTAAGCAAACCAGTTTTTTATCTAATTTTAAAGCAGCAGCGGTCGGTGTATTCGCTGGTAACGTAATGGTGCAAGGTTTGAACGCTCTGCAATCTACCATGCGCGGTGCAATCGCAGAAGCACAAGCTTACGAAAAGGCGACGGCACAACTTAATGCTGGTATCCAATCTACGGGTAATCTTGCTGGGTTAAGCGTCGAAGGATTACAAAAGCAAGCTTCGGCGCTCGAAGCATTATCAGGGCAAGATGAAATTGCCATTATGAAGAACCAAGGATTACTTCAAACTTTCACTAATGTTCGAAATGTCGTCGGCGAAGGTAATGACATTTTCGATCAAGCGACTCTCGCTATGCTCAACATGGGCGCGAAAATGGGCGATAACGCAGGATCTGCTATGCAATTAGGTAAAGCCTTAAATGATCCTGTTCGTGGTATGAATGCTCTCCGGCGCGTGGGTGTAGTTTTCACGGCTGAACAACAAGAAATGATCAAAACAATGGTCGCTTCTGGCGACATTATGGGCGCACAAAAAGTAATTTTGAAAGAATTAGAAGTGGAATTTGGCGGTTCTGCTAAGGCAGCAGGAGATACTTTCGCTGGTGCGGTGGCTAGAGCAAAAGATAAAGTCAGCGACTTCGCGCGCGAAATGATAACTAACCTACAACCGATCGTGTTAAGCGTCGGTAAGGCTATTGGCGACTTATGGAATAAGTATTTAACACCTTTATTCAAGATCATCAACGATAATAAAGCAGCATTGTTGGCACTTATCGCAGTTCTTGGCGTTGGTTATGCAGCGTTCAAACTTTATAACGTAATGCTAGGAATAGTTAAAACCACGCAAGCAGCCTACACGGTCGTAACACTTCTTATGCGAGGCGGACAACTCGCTTCTATTGCTTCTACTAACGGCTTGGCTGCTTCTATGTTGAAGTTAAACATGGCTATGCGCGCTAATCCTATCGGTCTCATTGTCACAGGAATTGCGTTACTCGTCGCTGGTTTCGTAATGGCTTGGAATTCGTCCGAGACATTCCGCAAGGTAGTTATAAAGGGTTTACAGATTGTTCTTAATGGTGTCGGTTATCTCGTAGGCGGAATAGCCAAAATGATCTCACTATTTTCTAAACTTCCCGGACAAGGTTGGGCTAAAGGTATCGCTGAAGGTGCTGCGAATGCTGCTAATAAAATTCGTGAAGTAAGTAATGGGTTGGACGGTCTAGCGAATAAGAAAATTACTATTCCAGGATTTGGCAAGACTAAGCCAGACGGCACTCCTGTTGTCGGTGCTACTGCCCCTGGAGGCGGTATTACTGCGGAACAAATGGCTGCTGCTAAGGCTGCTGCCAAACAAAAAGCAAAAGATCTGACCAAGGCTAACGAAGACGTGCAAGCTTCTTACGAAAAAATGAATAAAGTTATAGCCGACGCTAAAGATAAAAGTATCGAATTAGAAAGAGATTATGGCAAAAAAGTCGCTTCAATTAACAAGGACTATGCCGATCGAGCATTAGCCATTCGTAAAGATTATGCTGATAAAGAATTGTTTATTCGCAAAGACTTCGAAGATAAGGCTACACAGTTACAAATAGACGCCGAAAATAGGCGAGCCAACATTATCCAAAAGTCCAAGGATCTACTCATAAGCGCATTCCAAAACGCTACTAAGATTGACTTAGCAAGCCTGACAAAAGATTCCGACGGATCTGGCGCGACTATGGTTCAGCGGTTAAAAGATAAATACACCAAAATTATGGATCTCCAAAAGAAGGCAGGAGAACTAGCAAGCAAAGGATTCTCACAACAGTTTATACAAGATGTAATTAGTCAAGGTCCTGACGCTGGTAACGCTATGGCAGATTCAATTTTATCCGCTGCGCCAGAAACTATTGATGAAATGAGATCGTTATACGGCAAAATTCAAGACGTGTCGGATAATGGCATGAATCAATTAGCAGATAACATGTTTAACGGTATGGGGTTGGCTACTAAAGCCTTGCGCGATGAATACGCACAAGTCGCGGTAGATCTGGACGTGGCGTTACGGAAAAATTCCGAAGCGTTCTCCGAAGCGTTAAAGAAGAACAATCAAGACTTGACTGAAGCGTTGGCTAAGAATCAAGTAGCGTTACAAGATTCATTATTAGCAGCGCAAGAAGCCTATAACGAGGCTATTGCCGATCTCGAAGCGGACACCAAAAACAAGCTTGCGGATCTCCAAGACGAATTAAAGAAAACCGCAGATACCATTAGGCAACTAGCAGGGGCTAAGGCTGCCGTCGCTGCGTTGGCTAATTCACCTGCTGCCATGACTTCTCTCGCGCCTTATCGAGATGACCTCAACTTTAGAAATGCTGCCACTGGCAACAACACTTATTTCACTTCTAACATTACTGGTGTAAATTTAACCAACCCACAAGCGACGGCAAACGCTATGGCTAATGGTTTCCGATTCGGGCAACCACAGGCAATCGCTAGTAATACGGAATACATAGACAATTTCCTAGTAAGAGGAATGATGAAATAATGCCTACGGTAAATAGCCTTAATCAGTATTCTTGCGCATTTAACGGTTATGTCTTCGGTGGCGGATCATCTATGCACCAAATACTAGATCTCGACGGTTTAGAAGGACTGCCGAACATTCGTAACCAAGACGATAATCGTGGTTATGCCGACGGCATGTTTTCAGGTAATGACTTTTTATCTGGTCGTGAAATTACAATAACAATTTTAACTACCGGTAATAGTGCTACCGCTTCTATTTCTGCTGCTACGGCGACAGGCACAGGCATAATTACTTATACCACTGCGACAAATCATGGCTTAGTTACAGGGCAAATTGCCACTATAACAGGCGTAGTTTCTACTGGTAATCCGAGCGGAACGGCTAACACAGGCTTCAACAGGAATCTCGTCGCAGTAACCGTTACTTCTCCTACACAATTTACGATCGCAATAACACTTACAGATACTCGCGTATCTGGTGGCACTATGACCATGAGTTCTAGCGCGCAAGCAAATTACAATTTGTTACAAACTGCCCTTTTACCACAGACCTCCGGCACGACCCCATTACAGTTTCAACTATCCTCGGCTGGAAGCTTGCAATTAGTCAACGCGCGCGTAAGAGGTAATAGGACTCTCGTAGATCCTAATTACACTTATGGCTTCATCAAAAGCCAATACAATTTCTTTTGCCCAGATCCTCGCTACTATGACAATACCCTCCAAACGGCTACATTAGCGGTTACTAACGCTCTAGGGCGTGTTTATAACAGGACTTATAACTTGGTTTATGGGTTTTCTACTACTGGCGGATCTGCTAACGTCCAAAACAACGGCTGGGCTACGACTTATCCTGTAATTACACTTAGTGGTCCGATAACTAACCCTACGGTGGGTAATTCGACTACTGGTAATTACGTCACGGTAACAGGATCTTACAACTCTACCGACATAATCACGGTAGACTTAGATTCAAAGTTAATTACGGTTAACGGTAATGCAGCGCGAAATTTAGTCACGGGAACTTCTACTTGGTTTGGTGCGCTTCCGGGAGCCAACGCCTTCTATTTAACAGGGTCAGGGACGGTTGCAGGAGTTACTTCTGCTACGGTATCTTGGCGCTCGGCATACATCTAAGGAGAAGAAATGGCATTACGCACACCTCCCAGTTGGCAACAAAATGCCTCTCACCCTGCGGAAAATGATCGTTTAACGACACAAGGATTATGGCGCACTTCCGGAGTTCTCAACGCTTCGGATCTCACAGTAACAGCCAACGGCACACCGAACATGAGCGTCAACGTGGCTAGTGGCTGGGCTGCAATCATAGGTAATTACACTACTAACATGGGCGCATACGTCGCTTATAACGACGCAGTGCAAAACATCACGGTCACTACCGCTGACGGATCTAACCCTCGTATTGACCTTCTTTGTATCACAGTTTTAGATTCTTATTATTCTGGTGCGCTCAGCCAAGTCGCATTCAACCTCGTAGCAGGAACTCCTGCCGTATCGCCAGCGGTGCCAGCAACACCGACAAACTCTATTGCGCTAGCGCAAATTGCGGTCGGTGCTGGAGCGACTACTATTTTGGCAGGTAACATCACCGACGTGAGAACGGTGAGCACATCTGCTATTGCGGTAGACTTGTCATCACTTGAAGTCGCTATTTACATGCAAGCTTATTAGGAGAATAAATGCCAACAAATACGCCCCAAGGATTATTTCGCGCTTATCCAGCATTAGGAGCGACTCCTACTCGATTCACTATTAGCAACAAGGCAATTACTACCAACTTAGCGACTATTACTACTGGCGCAGTTCATGGTATTACCCAAGTGGGCACGATCGTAACTATTCAAGGCGTAGATAGCACACACGACGGAATACATGTTATTCATTCGATCCCTACTACCTCTACATTTACTTATGTTTCGACTACGGCTACACAAGCTTCGGCTGCGGTATCGCCAGTAGGTATCGCGACGTTTAACACAGGCGCTTCTGGCGTAACCAATGGGTTTACTATTTCAAACAAAGTAGTGCAAAATAACATCGCAACACTGACTACTTCGGCAGCACACAATTTAACTCCCGGAGATCTCGTAGCGGTCGAAATTGGTGACACAATTTACGACTTCGATGAAATCAACATTATTGCGACCCCTACGACGACTACATTTTCATACATAGTTCCTACTACCACGGCTGCTACTACGGCAGTTTCGCAAGGAGCATTTGGCTCTTGGCCGACAAGTTATACAGTTCCTGCTAGCACTTCTGCGATCGCTACTAACATTATTGTCACTAACGCTTCGACCACAGATTCTACTTTTACAATCACATTGAATCGTGTCGCTATGGCATGGCAACAAACTATCGCTGCTAACTCTTCGGCTTATTTCGATCTGAAACAAGAATTAGATACCACAAATAGAATTACGGTGGCGAGTTCTTCAGCACGCGTTGCTTGTCAAATTAGCGGAATGACGGTGGTATAAAATGGGTCAATCAGTATTTCCTGCGCCTAGCGCCGGAGTTTCTTTGAAACAAACCATAACTACATCAGGCACTTATACAGTTCCTAATACAACAATCTATGTTGTTGCTATGGCAGCAACTGGTGGTGGAGGCGGTGGCGGTGGTTATGGCGGTGGCGGTTTTTCTTCTGGTGCTGGTGGCGCTGGCGGTAGCGGTGGAACTTTACCTTTAACAAACGGTCTTAGCACTATTGCTATTGGTGGCAATGGTGGTAGTAATGGAACTTCTGGCGTTCCCGGTGGCGGTGGCGGTGGTGGTGGTGGCGGAGCAATGTTTATAGGCACTATTTCACCTATAACTACATCTATTACTGTAACTATTGGTGCAGGTGGAACTGCTGGAACTGCCGGACCTTATCAACAAGCAGGTGGCACAGGAGGTAGTGCTGGTGCTACTACCATAAATTATTGGAATGGAACTGTTTTACAACGTATGACCAATGGCAGCAATGGTGCTTCACAATTAACTGGCGGTGCTGGCGGAACAAACGGAAGCAACTTAGCATTTCGTGGTGGCGGTGCTGGCGGAAATGGTGGAACTTCTGGGGCTGGCGACGCTGGCAACGCAGGTAGTAGCGGAATTGTTTATCTTTATTACTAAAAGAAAGGTTAAAAAATGGCTAGATACGCAGTTATAGAAGATAAAATTGTAGTAAATGTAATTAT